ATATTCTTCTATGGATATTTATAAAAAAAAGACTCCTCTAAGGAGTCTTAAAATTTTGTTTGAGATATTCTTTTTCAGATTGATATGGATGAGTTTGTCCAGACCATAACTTATATCCTTCAATTACATCTGGAATTAACCATTGATCAACTCTATAACAATATTGCCAGTTTACTGGTTGTATGCAATTTACTACAACAACCGACCAGAATGCTGTTACATAATTGATTAGAGTATTCAAAGTTTACCTCCAACTTTACCGTCATTAAGAACACGACTTTCTCCCCATCCATCTTGAAGACCTTTGAGATAAAACCGAGTCATTTGAGTACATACATCTTCAGTAAGAGCAGTTACAAGTTCGGTTCCATCTTTCTTAGCACTATGCCAGAGACCATATTGGGTTTTGTAAACTCTGAAACAATCATCAATCCATTCGTGCTCTGTAATTTCTGGATGTTCATTTGCAGATTCTCTTTTTACTGCTTCATCTAGCATTTCTTCATGCGTCATTAGGTTCTTCTTTCTTTTTGTTAAATCCAAATGGCAAATTTTCTTCTAGCTTTAGTTTGAGTGCTACACCACCAACTGCTTCCATTACTTTCAGAACATCTTCTGGTTTAGCATCTTCACCCAGTTCTTTAGCAACGTACCAATACTTAGGCCAAAACTCTTCACCTGCTTTTTGATAGTCTTCAAGTGTCAGTAGTTTCATTCTTCAGTTCCTCTTCAATTTGCTCATCAATATTATTGATTACATTACGAATTTCAATAATTCGTGCTGGTACACAAGTGGGATCATAAGTATATCGTTCTTGTTCTTTAAACAGAACTTGTCGAACTGCAGCTGCAGAACGTACATCCATTTCAATATTAATCACAGATCTCCCTCCTTACGATTTTCAGAATGGTGAACATCAAAAGAACCACCAGGATAACGTGCCTGCAGTTTCTCAACATTCATTTCAATGATTTCATCAAATGAAGTATCCAATGCCATACAAGCTTGTGCAACATACCAGAGAATATCGCCAAGTTCACGCTTCAAATGAAAGGCATTCTCTTCATTCCAAGGTTTTCCTTGGAAAATAATTTTCTTTACAACTTCAGTAAATTCACCTGCTTCTGCAGACATACCAACCGCAGCAGTCAACAGATGAGGAATATCACAATCAGCAACTTCTAGTTCAGTAAGACGAGACATCATAGAACCAAAGTTTGCAGACTGTTCACTTGTAACTGCACTTACAAATTCTACGTATTTTTTAGTATCAACTTTATTAGTCATGAAATTCAGGAATAAATGGTTCTTGTTTAGATTGATTTATTTTTTGTTGTACTGGGATTTTTTGATTTCCAACTTCTACATATTCGACTTCTTTCCAACTACCACCAACACCGCCATCCATATTTACAGCAATGTCTCTAGTGGGAAGTTGTTTGCTAATCTCAACATCGACAGTTTCATAAACTGGTTTGAATTGATAATAATGTCCATCCCAAGTTCTGTTTCTGGAACCAACGATATTTACAGCATCGTGAAGAGCACCACAGTCGGCAATTTTCTTTCCGTCTGGGTCATACACAGAAAAGTGACCTTTCAAAATTTAAATCCCTCAAATGATTTCTTTGGTTTTTGTTCTTCATAAGTATACTCTTCTTCCCTGCCATTGTCAAGAATATCATTCTGTGCGGATTGCTCACAATCATACAAACGCATCTTAGCACGGTCAATACCAACAACAAATCGTTTAAAAACATTGAGATCATTATATCGATTCTTCAATTGCTTTACCATAATTTGTCCCAGGTCTTCAAGCTCATCTGTAGAAATAAGGGCAAACATAAGATCAGCAGTAGCAGGGAGACCAAAGGACTCAGAAGTATCAGTAAGCTCAACATCACTGCTACCATAACCAGAGCGAGTGGTCTGGGTGGCAGATACGATAGGGACGTTTGCTTCAACAGCCAACCCTCGAAGCTCTTCAGCAATAGCTTTGATATACGAATATGAATTAACAGAGCTATTTCCCCTATACCTGCTGGAAGCACATATATTAAGGTAATCAATGAAAATAATATCAGGTCTAAATGACTTCTTAAGTGCCAGTTCATTAAGAAGTGCCTTAAAGTGTCCACTGTGTGCTGATGCCGTAGGGTACTCCTTAATAATTAGGGTTCCTTGAGTTTTCTTTGCAAGGTTTGTCACCTTATTCTCAAACATTACCTTAGGAAGATCAGTAATCTCTTGAATAGGGACATTCAAGAGATTTGCGTCAATTCGTTCAGCAATCTTCTCTTCTGCCATCTCCATTGTAATGTAGAGAACGTTCCGTCCTTGGAGCAACACGGAGCTAGCAACATGGCACATGAATAGAGACTTGCCGACGCCTGTACCAGCAAGCGCGATGTTAAGAGTCTTACTAGGTAAACCACCTTTGGTGATTTTGTTGAAATATTCGAGATCAAACGGGATCTTTTCTTCCTTCCGATGATAGAGTTCATACCTTGCTTCATAGTCTGTTAGATAGTCATGTCCAATGTGAGTGTCAAACGACACTGCAAGAGCATCAGACAAAATAGTAGGAATCGCATCTCTGCCTTTTTTCTCATTAGTTCCATCAGCAAGAGCAATAGATTCCATAAGTGCCAAGTAAATAGCACGATCGCGACACCACTTCTCAGTTGTGTCTACTAGCCAATCAAAATCAGTTGGAACATCTTCAAGATAACTGATTAATTTTGTGATTTCTTGAAAAGAAGAATCATTAATATCCTGACGCTTTTCTGCCTCAATACAAAGAACTTCTTTCGTTGCTGGTTGATTATACTCTTCAACAAATCTGAGAACTTCTTCAAAGACAACTTTTTGATGAGGGTCTTCAAAGTATTCTGGTTTAATAAATGGAACTACTTTACGAAGATACTCTTCATTATACAAAAGATTTCTTAGAATAAGAATTTCAACTTTGTCCATGAGGTATGTCAAATACAAATGTTATACGTGTCTCATCACCGATATTAACGGTTCCATGAGGTAATTTATTGTTGAACCAAAGAAGAGTTCCTGGTTCTACAGTGACACTATCTTTTCCACAAAAATACTGATATCTACCTAAGATTGATAGGTGATATCGGTTCCTTGTTTTATAGTAAGTGCCTTCATCAATGTGTGCTCCTACAATCTCATCTATAGGAAGTGAAAGAAAACCGCACCTGTGAATCTCTGCATTTTTGAATTGCTTGCGGATGATCTTTCGTATTTCTGTATGATGAGCATATGCTGGAGTCTTGATATTGATCTCCGAATCTCCAACAAAATCATCTTTGTTTTTGACTCCACCAATTATAAGCTGAAGAGCACTTACTGGCAAGTCTGCAAATCCCCTATCAACTAAGGACTGTGAATCCTTCAGATGTTTCTGATGGTCCCAGTCCTGAGGATATTTCTTGAGTTGTTCGATGACTTTAGAAACGTTGATTCCTGTCTTTAGAACTTTAATCATGAACCGTAACTAAACTCCTCACGGGCAATCTCGTCAAGTTTTTCCATCACTTCTGGAGTGAAATATACTTCTGGTTCTTTGAGAATTGCTTTAGCATAGACTTTTTTGCCGTCAATCTCATATCGTCCTGCAACGTTCTTCCAGAGACCGCCGATTTCACCGAGTTCAAGAAGACCATAATAACGATCAAGACCACGCTCATCGTAATACAGACGTATCGTAACATCTTTGTTCTCCTTACTTAAACGCGACTTAGCAGTCTTAGCTTTGATAAGATTGCCGACCACTTCTGTTCCATCCTTTTCTTTCTTTTTGCTGAGATAGATGATTGTAGACGCTGCATATTTGAGTCCAGAACCTCCGCCCATTTCTTTCGTTGGTACGTAAGCTCCGATGACATCATACGTGTGATTCGTGACAATGAGCGGAACATTTGCTTGTCCTAATTTGAGGGTGAGCATACGGAAAGCACCTTTGACCAATTGTGATTTGGTCATGTCTCGGACTTGTTTGTCGTTGAGTGCGTCAGTAATCTCCTTTTCAGTGGAGAGCATACCTAAAGAGTCTAGCACAAACATACATGGTTTACGTTCGTCTAAAGGTTTTTTTAAGTATATATCGACTGCTTTGAGTGCCTTGCTACGGAACTCCTCAATCGTAACAACATTAACTACAACCACGCGATCGAGATCTAGTCCACGACTGGCAAGAAGTGATTTATTGACAGCAGCCTCAGTGTCAAAATAGAGGCAATAACCATCAGGGTTGGAATCAAGAAAATTCTTAACCACAGCGAGAGAGAAGAAAGTCTTTCCAGTAGAAGACTCTCCAGCAATAGCAGTAATCTTATTCCCAGATACACCACCAAATACGCTACCTGAAACCAGTGCGTTAAAAAT